CTTCGATGTTGTCGAGTACGGTTGGGGCTATCATTATGAGTACGACCCGCCGAGAGGCGTCTGACAAACCGTTACACGGCAGCCTGGAAAGCGTGAGGGTCGGCAAGGTTGTGGTTGACGACCGGCGGGAGCGTATTGATTTTTTAGAACGTGCGGTTGCCGGGCTGCGGGATCGGGTTCATTTGCTCGAAGAGGACATAAAGATGTTAAAAAACGTGCGTTCACGAAACGAGACGCATTAACTCAACACACAGGAGGTAATGAAATGATTTCCAAATTTTTTGTTCCGTTAGTTTGTGTTTTAGTTCTGGTTTTTTGCGGGTCTGCGCTTGCTGCCAACTGCGCGAGTTGTCCTCCCGCGATTAAATACTACAAGACCGAAGGGGGTAAAACCGTTGCGTTCCAGCCCGATACGGAGTGGCCGTTCATTAAGTACATGCGCGAATTAGAGCCGAAAAACCATCAGTTTTCCCACGTCTGGCTGGATTACGACGCCAACAACCTCTTATTTATCTATGTTGATCTGGACGCTGGTGCTGCGTGTTTGAACGGTTACTCCGTTCACGTTGCAGACGTTTCCGCCATGACGGGCGCACAATGGGAAGCGGTGCCTACGCTTTATGTTTTGCCCCTGACCTGTGAGGATTTTCTGTATCTGCTGGACCAGCAACTTGCGCCGGAATAAGAGCAGCGTGTCTCAATGTCTGACAAGGAGCTAGTCGAAGCCTACGCGGATCTGATTTACGATCCGCTTAGATTCACATACTTCCAATACCCTTGGGGTGAGGAAGGCACGATTTTAAAAGAGGAGGACGGCCCGGACGTCTGGCAGGCCGAGGTTTTAGACTATATCGGCAACGCAATGCGAGAATCCGATAAGAGCCACGGCAAGCCGACGCGGGTTGCGATCCGCTCCGGCCACGGTATCGGAAAGGGCTGCCTTTCATCTTTTATCATCGATTGGTTTAAAAGCACACGGCCTCACCCGCAAATTGTTGTGACCGCGAACACGAAACCGCAGCTTGAAACGAAGACCTGGCGCGAGTTGGCGAAATGGCAGAATCTATCGAAAAACAAGCATTGGTTTAAGCACACCGCCACCGCTAATTACCATATATCCCATGAGCGGACCTGGCGGGCGAATATGCTGCCATGGAGCAAAGATAAGTCGGAGGCCTTCGCCGGAACGCATGAGAAGCACGTATTATTTATTTACGATGAGGCCAGCGCAATCGACAATGTAATTTGGGAGGTTACCGAGGGGGCCATGACCGAGGCGGGCGCGTTGTGGGTGTGCCTGGGGAACCCGACGAAAAACACCGGGAGGTTTTCGGATTGCTTTAGAAAAGACAATATCGACAACGGCGGCCGGTGGAAATGTTGGGAAATCGACTCAAGGACCGTAAAGCGGACGAACAAGCAGGAAATCGAAGATCTTATTAAAACTTACGGCCTTGATTCTGATTTTGTGCGCGTCCGCGTTTTGGGCAAGGAGCCGAGAGCGGGCGCCATGCAGCTTATCGGTGATATGATCGTTCAAGAGGCTGCGGGCAAGGTGCTGCCCCCGCAATTCTTCGATCACGAAGCAAAGATTATGGGTGTGGACATTGCCCGAAGCGGCGACGATCAGAGCGTTATCATAAAGAGGCAGGGTCTTGCAGCTTTTGAACTTGAAAAATTTTCAATTCCCGACTCCATGCAGTTTGTGTCTGTTATTTCCGACCGAATTAAAAAATGGGGTCCGGATGCCGTTTTTATCGACGAGGTTGGCATGGGCGGACCCTGTATTGACAGATTGCGCGAACTTGGACACGAAGTTTTTGGAGTCAACGGCGCAAAAACAGCCGGGGACCGGCAGAAATACTTCAACAAAAGAACCGAGGTTTGGGTTCTTATGAGAGATTGGCTGGAAAGCGGGGCAGCAATACCCGACGACCGGGATCTAAAGGAAGATCTACCGGCGCCCGAATATGCGTTTGACACCCAGGATCGGTGGCAACTGGAAAGAAAGATTGATGTGAAAGCGCGTTTGGGGCGCTCACCGGATTGCGGGGATGCCTTGGCGCTCACCTTTGCCGAGCCGGTTGTCGCCAAACACCGCAGATGGCGCTTTCAGCCCGAATTTGCGGAAATGGAGTACAACATCGAAGATATTATGGACCGATAAAAATGACGACGAGATATCCGACGATTCTAGGCACCCTGCGCGAAAGGCTGCGGGTGTTGGAAAAAGAGCAGGGCCAAGAACCCGAATTTATCCCGGTTTCCAGGGAGGAGTTGCGCGATTACGTTTTGCTCTACGAAAATATCGACCTTACGTTCAGCACAGATGATGCGGGCAGGGTGCTGCCCCGCGTTGGCGATATGCCAATATACTGCACCCTTAGAGGTGTCGAGTTGAGGTGCGAAGATGCCGGTTCGTAAAAAAAGATTCGATCCCGAAGGTTCGAGCTATGACTACGAATCTGCGACGGCCGCCGGTTTAGGTCCAGACGAAACTGGACATTGGCCGAGTAGGGTTCCCTCTACCGGACTTCTTTTAAAGGGTCGAAAGCATAAAACTTGGCGTAAAACCGTCGAAGGTGAACGGGAAGCCGGTTATAAAATCTGGAAGATAAATGGGCGATATTACTCTTTTCCAATGTGAGGCACAGAGATGCCGGTTAAAAAGTGCAGCAACGGAAAATATCGGGTCGGGTCTGGACCCTGCATGTATAAAAGCAAGGCCGCAGCAGAGAGGGCTTACGGCGCCTATCGCGCCAAGAAATACTCAAAATGACCGATTACGGGGGTAATCGGATAAGCGTAGTCAAGCCTGCGCTTATTTTTCCCATGCCGGATGGGGCGTAAATTCCCTCCGCGCCATCTGGCCTATTACCTCCTTTTTGGGGCCGGTGCGGGGGCTTCGGCTTCCGCACCGAAATAGAACTATATATATTTAGAACTATGGTTAGATACACCTTAAATAAACCGGATTGTTTCAAGGAGATGGCTGACGACGATAATTTTCGTTACTTCAAGCTGCTTTACGAGGACGAAATTTATGGCTACGCCATGCTTGATTTTAGGTTTAAGCCCTATTGCGGCCTGCATCTTGAAATAATTAAGTGGGGTCCTCAGATCTTCAAGGAACTTAGCCGCAAGGATTGGAATTTTGCAAAAAATATCATCAGGTCACTTGGCTGCGATAAGGTCGTTTTGACCAAGGCGGGTCGCTTGGGCGGCCAGACAAGCTATATGAAATTAATCAAGGCGTGTGGGTTTCCAAAACCCGTCGTGTTTACTCAATCAATACAGGAGATCTAAAATGGGCAATCCCTTTAAACCCGACAAACCCAAAATAAAACAGCCGCCACCTCCGCCCGTTCCAGAGGATACCGAGGCGATTGCGGAAGCGGCTATGAGGGAAAGGCTGAAAAAGCGGCGCGGCCGGGCCGGTACGATATTGACAAGCGGCATGGGTGTGGCCGAGGAGCCTACAATCTTGAGTAAAAAACTCTTAGGGGCCTAAAATGACCGATCCGATAGATATCAACCCGCTAAATGAAAACCAAAAATATCTTGCGCGGTTAAAATTCCTTGAGTTGGACCGATTGCCTACTATCAAGATGATGAAAGACGTTTCGACTTTCATTTTGCCGCGTAAGGGCCTTTACACGGCCGATGGTGTTAAGCCGCACCAAAAAGTTGCCGAAAAATACAAGAAAATCCTAAACTCAACCGCCACAAGAGCGTTGAGGCTACTAGCAAGCGGTATGCAGGGCGGACTTACTTCACCGTCTCGGCCGTGGTTCCGAATTAGGACAGAAAATCCGGAACTTTACAAGGTTGAAGATGTCGCCGTTTGGTGCCAATGGGTTGAGGATTTAATGTATTCTGTTTTTAACGGTAGTAATTTTTATTCCTCGGTTCATACGCTTTACAAAGACGAAGCCGGATTTGGTCAGGGGGTGCTGTTTGAAGAAGAAGATCCCAGGACCGTGATACGCTTTACGGTTTCACCGGCAGGCGAATATTGCCTTGCGGCCAACGAAAGAAGCGAAGTTGATACGCTTTACCGACGTTTTTATCTACCCGCCAGGGATATCGTAAAAAAATTCGGGATAGATCGTGTGAGCAACGACATTAAGAATGCCTACGGCAAGCCCAGCAGTTACTATCAATGGTTTGAAATCGTTCATGTAGTTGAGCCAAACACAAAGCGGGATGCCACAAAAATCGACTACCAAAATATGCTGTATAAATCGGTTTATTTCGAGTTTAAAAAAACCGATGGGCTTTTAAGCAGCCATGGATACGCTGAAAAGCCCTTTATGGCGCCGCGCTGGTCCTGCGAATTTCCGGAAGTTTACGGTGAGGGTCCTGCTTTCGACGCCCTGGGTGTCACAAAGATGCTACAGGCCATGGAAAAAACAAGCTGCAAGGCGGCCGACAAGCAAGTCGATCCGCCGTTAAGGATTCCCTCAAAGTGGCACAAAAAGGCAAATCTTCTGCCCGGCGGCCACAACCTTACCGATGTCAACGATCCCAAAGATGCGATTGGCAAACTTTACGACATAAATTTTGATATCAGCCAGGTTGAGGCTAAAATCCAACGATATGAGCAACTTATCGAGCGCCTATTTTTTATGGACCTGTTTACCTTAATCACCGACCGGCCGGAAATGACGGCGACCGAAGTTTTGGAAAGAAAAGAGGAGAAGTTAAACCTCCTGGGGCCGGTCATTGACAACCAGATCCATGAACTTCTAGATCCTGTTATAGAGAGAACTTTTAATATTATGAACCGCAGGGGCATGGTTCCGCCGCCGCCGGAAGCATTACAGGACGCCAATTTGAAAATAGACTACATCAGTTTACTGGCCCAGGCCCAAAAATTAATCGGTATCAGCGGTATGGAGGCTTACCTGGAAAAGGCTGAGAGGGTGGCGGGTTTTGCGCCTGACAGCGTGATAAAAACCGACACCGACGCCTATCTTGAGGAATACGCCGAGAGGGTGGCGCTTTCTCCCAGGATAACCAGGGATCAGGAAGTCGTCGATCAAATCAGAGCCGAGCAAGCAGCAAGGCAAAAGGAACTTGAGGACGCGGAGATGATGAAAGAGGCAAGCAAGGACATTAAAAATCTTTCGCAATCCGACACTTCGGGTAAAAATGCGCTGACCGACATAGCAGAGGCGGTGACTGAATGAAACCGGAAACGGCGATAGATCAACTCAATTTCATGTTCGACGAGGAAATTGAAATCCAGGAAAAAAGGGAAAAGCGGTCTGAAGAAGAAGCCCGAAAAATCCGGATGGACTACAAGGACACATTTCTTGGAAGTGCGGCGGGCAAGCGAGTTCTATCGGATCTTTTAAATGCCTGTGGGGTTTTTGAAAGTAGTTTTACTGGAAATTCCCGGACCTTCTACAATGAAGGAAAACGCGAAATCGGTATAATACTTTTAAATAACTGCTTCAATCTATTAGACAGAGAGGATGGCTAGAACGATCAAGCCTAAAATAGGAGAAAAAATGAAACGACTAATCTGCATTTTAATTGCATTATTTACAGTTACAACAACAGCGTTGGCCCTTCAGCCGGAGATTTGGGTTCACCAATCCTCAGAGTATAGCGCAGACCAAACGAGCATAGCGGCCGGGCCGGGGTATCTTTATGGCATAATGATAGCGACGGATGGAACAAACGATTGCGATTTTGTCGTTTACGACAATACGGCTAACAGCGGTACGAAACTATTACCGGAGTTCACGGCACCAACGGGATCAGAAGACAGGCATAGATTAATCTGGTTCGATGATCCAATATCTTTCGATGTCGGGTTATCTATTGACATAACCCTGGGCGCAGGAACAGTCGGTTACATGGTGTTTTACCGAATGAAGTAAATAATAACTAAATAGCGGGTTTGCCTCCGGCCAGAGGCGACGCAAGAATTTAAAAGGGCAAGTAGGTGCCTACTCATCTACTTGCCCTTTTTTATTGCCCGCAAATCAAACCACAGCAAGGAGGTATTTCTAATGGAAGGCGAAGCAACATTATTCACACAGGACCCTGACACCAATGAATATGTGGCGTACACGCCGCCAAGTTTCCAGGAGTCAATTCCTGAGAACTTGAGGGAACACGAATCATTGAAGGAAATCGCTGATTTGGGGCAGTTAGCCGAGAAGCACGTTGAACTATTTTCGGCACAACCCCAAAGGCCGGAAAGCCCGGAGGCTTATGCTTTTGGTATCCCCGAAGGGTTCCCGATTGTTGAAGCTGACCTAAACGCCTTTAAGAAGGGAGCCTACGAATCGGGCCTTACCCAGGAGCAATTTAAAGCCGTTATGGGCCACTACATCGAAAGGGAGACGCGGCTTGCAGAGCAGTATAAAGCGGATATCGAGGCGCACCGGGAAGAATCTATGAATCAGCTAAAAATGGAGTTTGGAGATAGCGCTGAGGAAAAGATTCAAAAGGCTAGTCAATTCCTGGTGGGCTTGGGTGAAAAGTTGGGTGGCGACAATGTGGAAAAAGTTCGCGCCTGGCTCGACGACACTAAATTTGGTGACGACCCCATGGTGATCCGGCTTTTGTCGAAGGCTGCCGAGCTTATCAGCGAGGATCTTTTTATCAAGGGAGAGCACAGGAACGATGGGGGTGAGCGCCCAAAGGGTGTGGATGGCGAACCTCGCCTTAAATTCACATCAATGGGTGATTAACCCGTCAAAGTCCTCTGCTCCTTTAACCTAAAAAATTAGGAGGATTTAAAATGGCCTTAAATGCTTATCAGCAACTAACACTTGTCGAAGTTGCCAAAAGGAAAGACCCTGACGGCAACCTTGCCACGATTGCGGAAGTGTTGGATAAAACCAACGAAATTCTGCAAGACGCTATTTTCAGCGAGGCAAACGACACTTTCTCAAATAGGACGACCCGGCGGGCTTCGTTGCCGACGGGTAGTTTCCGCAAGCTCAATCAGGGTACTGCCAAAGAATCGAGCAAGACGGTCAACCTGGTTGACACCGTGGCGATTCTGGAAGCATGGAGCAAAAATGACATCGAAGTCATTAACGCCTTTCCGAATCCCGCCGAGGCTCGTATGCAAGAAGCGACGGCCTTTATTGAGGGCATGGGGCAAAACATGGCCGCAAAGATTTTCTACGGCAACCAAAACACGGTTCCCGAAGAATTTACAGGCCTTGCGCCGAGAATGGATGCCCTTGCAACCGGCGCCAATGTGCTGAACGCGGGCGGTAGCGGCAACGACAACACTTCAATTTATGTTGTCGATTGGAGTCCGAAGGGTGCCTATATGATTTACCCCAAAAACTCTAACGCCGGTCTGGAACACAAGGACAAGGGTATTGAAACGGTGCAGGACGACAACGGGCTAGACTTTGAAGCCTATGTGGATAAGTTCGTGTGGAAAGCCGGTTTGGTGGTGAAGCACAATAAGTCCATCGGTCGAATTGCAAACCTTGAGGTTTCGGGTTCTTCAAACATCTTCGATGAAGATGATTTGATAAGGTTGCTCAATCGCATGACCAAGGGGCCTGGGCGCCGGATTTACTGCAACGAAACCATTATGACGCAGATGGAAATCCGGGTGAAAGACAAGACCAATGTAAACTTTACAAAGGTCGATGGCCTCGCGCCGGGTCCGGTCCTGTTTTTCAAGGGCGTCCCGGTTCGTCAATGTGACGCTATCTTGAACACAGAAACCACGTTGACCTAAACAATAACCAATAATTTACGGAGGTTTTAAAATGGCTGTATTAGATAAAGCAATCGAATTTTCGGATGCCCAAACCTTGAGTATCGCTTCCGGTGCTTCCATTAAATCATCGGTCGTACCCGATCTTGTCGGTGGCGGTGGGTTGAAAGACACCTGGGGCAATTCCCTGACTCCCGACATCGGTGAAGCCGGGAATCTTGAGGTTAATATCCAGGTCCATACGACCCTTGTCGGCGCGGGTTCGCTTACCGTTTCCCTGGTAAGCAAGGCCGCCGACGCGAATATTGACTCTGGTGGCACAACGCATCACTCTTGGGCGTTGGGTGCAACCCCGGCCGCCAAAACCCGCAGATCCATCAAGGTCCCGCCAGGGACGCTTAACAGATTTGTCGGTTTGCTCTATTCGGCTTCGGGTGGCACGATCACCGGAGGTGCCATGGACGCATGGATGAACCTCGACCACGAAAGGGTCGATTAACAACTAACCAGGAGGGGCCTTTCGGCCCCTCCAATAATATCAGGAGGTTTTAAAATGGCAGACTTTACGGCTGACGCTAAAGGCATTGGGCGCTCACGGAGGGCGAGAAAAAACGCTTATCCGAACGACGGTCCCAACAAGGGCCAGGAATTGCGGCGCTATGAAATTGTTTCAAGCACCATTATTAAGGGCGGGGAGGTTTTCGTTCTCGCAAGTCAAAGCATTGCCGCAGAAGACACCTTTACCCTTACCGTGAAAGCGGGCTAACCAAACAAACAGGGGGTAAGCATGGGAAAAATTTATCACAACAATCCGAATCTTTTAAACGAGTTGTTATTGAAGGACTACATCAGAAAACTTGAACCCTTGTTTAGGATGGGCTGGCATCTTAGGCCGGAAGACGGCAAATTGGCCTTGATACCCGGACACCACGGAATTGACCACGGCACAAATTGGATTCACACGAATCCGGACCCGGAAAGGCGCTGCCGTTTCTACCAGCTAATTTTTGAACATTGTGATTTCGTACCCCTAAAATGTATGAATTGCTGGAAAGTGGTGGTGCGGCCCAAATCACTTTTACAGCTTTTAAAGCTGTATGAACTGCAAGAGAGGCTGGCGGAGGAAAACCCGAAATGCTGGTCTAAATGCGGTTGGGAAGATAGGCCCTGGGTTAGTGGCAATTACGGCGGTTATTTTTACTGTAGTAGTAAAGCTGTTGGATGGCAGCGGTATCAGACGGTGAGAAAGGGCGTTGACGAATACATTGGCAAGCATGTTGACGTCTTGCTTAAAAGATTTTGCACCGAGTTTGAAGTCAGGAGCGGAGATTCGGCAAAGTATCAACGGCCCAAAGAAGCCGATATTATGGAAACCTCTATTTTTGAGGGTTCCTATATTGAGAGGCTTGCGAATCCGCAGCCTGAGTCACTTAAAGATCATATCATGTCGGAATGGATTTTAAATGCCTACAGCATTGGTGATCCGACAGCAATATTTTACAACAATAACAAACCACTTTATACTCCCGTTCATAGATACGAGGGGGAGTTCGAGAAGGAGGTATCAAATGGCAAAAGCAGAAGCAACAAAGGAACCGAGAAAGATAGTGCCAAAGACAAAACAGGATAAAGAAACTCCCATTTACCGGGCGATATGCCACACAAAATGTTATTGGATGGATACGCTTTGGGAAGAAGGCGACGCTTACGAGGGAACCGTCAAACCCTGCAAGCATTTTAGCAAAGACGGTACGGCGCCCGACGAGGACCCGAAGATAAGGGCGGCTGCCGACGATCCGCGTTCGACTTCAGATATGTTGACGGTCCTTAAAAGGAAATTCGGCGTCGATCCGCCGTTAGACGAAAACGGCCAAGTAGAAAAGCGCCAAGTTATATTTGAGTTGCTTAGATCACACGAACAAACGGCAATGGGCGGAGGGGGAATAAAAGCCAAAAAATAAGGAATAAAAATGGCGACTCAGCTTGATATCTGCAACCTTGCGCTGGATATGTTGGGCGCAAAGGCCATAGCTTCGCTAGCAGAGGCTTCGAAGGAAGCGACCATTTTAAATCGTGTTTGGGATTATGCACTCGACGAAGCCTTGCGGGAATTTCCGTGGAACTTTACCAGGAAGCACACCGCGCTTGAGTACACAGCCGGATATGGCATCTATGTCACAACCGACGAAAAAGATATAACTGCCATTACCCAAGCAAACCCTGCCGTGGTTACTGTCAATTCTCACGGCTGGCAAAATGACTACCTGGTCAAAATAGACGATGTCGTCGGAATGACCGAGTTAAACGAAAGGGTTTTTAAAATTGCGTTACAAAGCACCCACACCTTCACCCTTCCCGATATAGATTCAAGCGTTTACACGGCCTATGTTTCCGGGGGTAAGGCTATTCGGTGTGAGGCCGATCCGGATTACGCCGAGGGGTTCACCTATGATCTGCCGAATGATTACTTGTGTGATCCCGAACTAGACAAGCATCCTGAAAGCGAGTTTGAAATCATAGGATGGGAAGACGGTTCGAACAGTACCCGGCGACTTTTAACAACGGTGGAAGACGCCGTTTTGATCTATACGGCGTCGATGGGTACTGGCGACACCGCAAAATTTCCGAATCATTTTATTAGGGTTTTGGCGGCAATCCTGGCCCGTATGCTACACAGGCCCCTGACCAAAAAGGGCGGCAAGAGTTTTAACGAAATATGGAGTGAGTACAGCACCATTGTAGCAAAAGCAAAAATCACAGACGCGGGAGAGAGTAAGGAAAAAGAGGGAAATTACAAAGATCCTTGGTTGGAAGCCGGTGGATACGAATAATGCCAAGAAACGTAAAAACCTCATTTAATGCAGGCGAATTTAGCGAAAGACTTTACGGCCGCGTAGAGCTTGAAAAATATGCCAACGGCTGCAAGACAATGCAAGACTTCCTTCCTATGCCACATGGTGGTGCCACGCGGCGGACGGGATTTGAGTATATTGCTGGAACGAAAAACTCCATAGACAGATCAAGGTTAATACCCTTCCAGTTTTCAACCATCCAGGCTTATATAATTGAAGCGAGTGATCTGTATATGCGCTTTTACATGAATGGCGGGCAGATACAATCTGTTGATTCAAACACCAAGGCCCTGCTTCATTGTAATGGTGAAGATCTTTCGACAGCTTTTATTGACGACGGTTACACCGGCCATGTCGTGACGGCGCATGGCAACGCAAAAATTGACACCTCAAACAGCAAGTTTGGTGGCGCATCGGGTTATTTTCCAGGTGCGGCGGGCGACTACGTTTCATTCCCCAACCACGCAAATTGGGACATTTTAAGCGAAACTAATTTCACAGCCGAGTGCTGGATAAGATTAGATGATACTGCCGGGACACAATATTTGATAGCACAGTATGAGGACGGCGATAATTTTTGGGGCTTACATCTTTCGTCCGGCAATTCAATTTGGTTCAGGGCATTAACGGGTGGATCGCCCATTATCAGCGTACTTTATAATTCATGGTCGCCCCAAATTGGCACCTGGTATCATATCGCAGCTATCAAAGTCGGCAATGAATATGGAATTTATATCAACGGGCAGCAAGTTGCCTATTCGAGTGATTCGGATAGCGATACATATTCGGGGGGCTTAAACATTGGCAGCTTGAGCAGCACGTCGGGAATGTTTAGCGGCCGAATAGATGAGGTCAGAATTTATCACGGCAACCCGCATGGTGCCTCCCCGAATGTGGGCCTTTCAGACACAATAATCCCGCCAACGCAAGAATATCCCTACGCTGGTGCCGGGGGCGGATCGGGAATCTACGAACTTGCTACCACCTATACCGAGAGCGAAGTCCAACAGCTTAAATGGGTTCAATCTGCCGACGTGCTTTTTATTGTAAGCCCGGACAGATGTCCGCGAAAATTGACCCGGACAGATCACGACGATTGGGATATAGCCGATATTGGTGGGTTGGGTTTTACAGGGTCCGGCTTTGACGCTAGTCATTGGCCCCCCTTTCTCGACAAAAACACGACAGCGATAACGCTAACTCCCTCCGGAACGACCGGGAGCATAACATTGACAGCCTCCGACTCCCTTTTTAATGCCGATATGGTAGGGGGGTGGTTTGCCCTGAAAAACGGGTATTGTAAAGTAACCGGATTTACAAGCGAAACAGTCGTCGATGCTTCAGTTATTGTGACACTCGCAAACACAGATCCGACAACCGATTGGTTTGAAAGCGCATGGAGTGACTACCGGGGGTGGCCGACTTGCCTAACCTTCTACGAGGACCGCCTTTGCTTTTCGGGTACTGCGGGCAATCCGGACAGGATAGATCTTTCCACGACAGCAGGGTACGAAAATTTTTACCGGGCCGAACTCGACGGAGGCACAGCGGCCGCTGACGATGCCATAGCAATATATCTAAGTTCGAGACAGGTCAACGCTGTTAGGTGGTTGGCGGGAACAAGAAAATTATTGGCTGGTACGAGCGGTGGTGAATGGTGGATTGACGGCGGAGGTGCGGACGAGGCTTTGGATGCAACCGAAACGATAAGAAGACATCTGGATTCAGAGCATGGAAGCTCCGGTGTTGCGCCGGTATTAATTGGCAACACGGTCATGTTTTTACAGCGCCTTTCAAGAACCATGAGGGAATTTTATTACGATTGGCAAGTCGATCAATACAAGGCGAATGATGTTTCAATTCTTGCAGAGCACCTAACGAATAGATCGAATATAACGCAACTGGCATGGCAGCAATTTCCGCACCAAATTTTGTGGGCCTTGAGATCCGACGGCGCCTTGTTGAGTATGACTTATATGCGGGAGCATGAAGTGATTGGATGGGCGAAGCACAACATTGGGGGAACGTCTGCGGAGGTCGAGTCAATAGCCACCATTGAAGGGCAGTATGAAGATGAATTATGGATCGTTGCCAAAAGAACAATCGACGGTTCTGTTGAAAGGTATGTTGAAAGGCTAAGCCCGCTTGTCGTTGTTGATACGGGTACGGGCGGCTTAAACGAATGGACTCTTGAAGACGCCTTTTTTGTAGATTCGGGGCTTACCTATCGCGGGGCTTCAACAGACACCATCTCTGGCCTTGACCACCTAGCGGGAGAAACCGTTGTCGCGCTTGCCGACGGGGTTGTCGAAACAGGATTGACAGTTAGCGCCGGGGGCGTCGTGACGCTTAACAGACCGGCAAGCGTGGTTCATGTGGGGCTGAATTACATTTCGGACCTAGAAAGCCTATGGCCCGTATATAGAGACAGCGAGGGCTTGATGTTGGGCTATCCTCAAAAAATAACGAACCTCATTTTAATGGTTTACAAAAGTTCGGGCGGTTTGTTTGGCCCCAATAATCTTGAGCTAGATGATATCGTTTATCCCGAAGGGGTGGGGATTGGGGCCGCTCAAAGAGTTACGCGCAGCGGAGACAGGCGGATAGCAAGAGGCGGTGACAGGCGAGTGGTGAGAGGTGTACCCGTTGGGGCCGAGTTTTACACCGGATTAACAGAGGATATGTCTTTCGGGCCGGGATACGATTGCTATCCCACGGTTTTTATAAGGCAAAACGAACCGCTTCCGATGACTGTTACAGCGATTGTGGCAGATATCGAATAGGAGGTTTTTATGGGCTGGGTAGCAAGTGCGGCAATAATAGCGGGTACGGCAATAAAAGCCGTTTCGAGTATCAGGGGCGGCTATGCGGCCGGGGAAGCCGCAGATTACAACGCGGCAATGGCCCGCTATGAGAGTAAATATCAGAAAGAAAGCGCGAAGTTTGAGGAAAAACAACACCGCAAGGCTGTTGCAAGATTGATTGGAGAGCAAGCAGTATCAGGGGCGGCCGCCGGTGCGGGATCTACGGGTTCGGATATCACGCCTTTGCTTGAAATAGCAAAAGCGGGTGAGCTTGACGCCGCTCTGATTCGATACGGTGGCGAAGTTGGTTCCTGGCAGGCCGAGCAAGCAGCCAAGCTTTATGGGTGGCAGGCCGGTGAATACAGAACCGCAGGATGGTTGGGGGCCGGGTCCACGCTTATAAACACGGTCGGCAAGTATGATTGGAAAAAGAAATTTCCCTCAAGGCAAAAGCCGAAAGAGTATTCAAGGGCGCCGCTGTTGGGTGGTGGCAGATACGGCGCGGGACGATAAATTATGCCAATAAAAACACCAAAATATCAAAGGCAAGCAAGATTGCCCGGCAAACTTGGGGCGGGTTACGCTTCCCCTCAAGCCTTTACCATAACCGAAAGGGCGTTGGGTGATGTTGGACAAGTTCTTGAGTATAGGGGCTTTCAGTTAAAGGCGGAACATGACAGCGCCAGGGCCATAGAGGAATTTAGCGTGTTTAGTGATTTGGCGAGAGCAAAACTAAGTGAACTCCTAAACTATGAATCCGGCGCCGCCGTGGGTTTGGGCAAAAAATACGACGAGTGGTTTAATGAGGCTTCAGCGGATTTTTTAAATAAAAGGCTTTCCAGCGGCAATCAACAAACTGCCTTCCACGCAAGGGCGACAGCGGCCAGAGAGGAGGATTTAGATATTCTGGCAAGGCATGAGGCGGCACAGCATAAGATATACAGAAAAGAATCCCAATTTAAAAGCTACGCGACCACAAGGGAAGAAATCACTAAAGACCCCTTCGCCATAGAAAATAATGAAAGAAAGGTTTCCGTTCACCTTGAAGATATTGACAACTTAAATCAAGGACACGATAACACGGCCGCAAAAAAAGCGGCAAAGGCGACGCTTTACATCGATATTCTTGAAGCCCAGGCCAATATAGATCCCAAGACAGCGAGAATTTATCTCAAGCAATGGCGGGATATAATCGGGCCGGAAGAATATTCAAGGTTGAGCGCCAAGCTAAAGGAGGGTGTATCAAATC